CTCAGCTGGTTTAGTGTATCACTATATACCAAAGCAATTGAATTGCATAGGTATGGAAAATCAATTTGGTGAAGAATTTGAAGACGACATTGTTTTTATAGAATTCCCAAATTCGATTAGACCTCATAGAGATATTACTAAGTACTTTATGTCTCGTTCAGATCCTAGATTAGAGCGTCGCTTTAAAGTTGTCCTAGCTGTACCTTCGTTATCTTCTATATCTTTTCATGAGTCTGCCGCTTCTATTCTTACTGATTGTGAGTATTCTAACGGTGGACCTGATGATATAGTGTATCGTAGTGGTTCGGTTGTTCAATATGATATTCCTACTACTGTTGGTCAATGTGGCTCGCCATGTTTTCTTTCTGACACGCTTTCAAACACCCCCGCTATTATGGGTTTCCATGTAGCTGGTAATGATAAGTCTAGAGGTATTTCATACTTTATTAGTAAATGTCAGATTGATGAGATGTTAAAAGTCTTTAGTAATCAGATTGATGAGGAATTTATTCTTTTACCACAAGGTTGCATAGAATTTAATGATAGGACTCAGGTTCTTAAGAAAATTCAACCTTTACATGAACCTTCACGTACTAGAATAATTAAGACTGAGTTGTATAACAAATGGTCCGATTCTAACTTTAAGCCCGCTAATCTGAAGCCTTTTAGAAATGATGAAGGTGCTTTAATTAGGCCTGATGTCTTGGCTAGGAATAAGTATAGTCGTGGGTCCCCTCCTATTAACTCTGATTTGTTAGATGCCGTAACTAATGAATATATTGGTCACGTTTTTAATGTTAGCAGAGTTGAACAGCCTTGGGCTCCTAGGATTTTTAACTTTGAAGAAGCCTGTGCTGGTGTTCATGGTGTGCCTTTTTGTGAGGCTCTACCACGTAATACTAGTCCTGGTTATCCATATGTTTTGTCAACTAGAAAGCAAGGTAAAAAGGATTTCTTCGGCGTTGACGGCGATTATGATTTTTCCTCTCCTATGGCATTAGCATTAAGGCAGGATGTAGATCAATTCCTTAGTAATGCGCGTCTTGGAATAAGATCACCAGTTTATTATACTGATTTTCTTAAAGATGAGCGTAGACCTATTGCTAAGGTGGATGCTGGTAAGACTCGTTATGTGTCTTCTTCGCCCTTGCATTATACAATTGCAGCCCGTATGTATTTTATGGATCTTGTTAGGTGGTGCTGTGATAATCGCATTCTAAATGGTATATGCATAGGTGTTAATCCATTTTCATCTGA